TTCATGAATTTCATCATGGGTTGAATTTTGTCCATGATTCCTGAACCATCATTTACTTTAGGGAATCTCCAGAATTTAACTCCCTCGTGTTCTTTTCCACGTTCAATACCTCTAACGATATAGAAGTCACGTGAACGGTAATTGCTTGCGATTTTTTTATCTTCAGCATCACCCTTGATTAAAAGTTTGTACATGTCATTAAGAGGTGATTCTTCACCGTCTTGAGCTGGATCGTACAGTTTATTCCATTTTTTACCAATCTTAAGATTGTGGAATTTAATGATGTCGTACCATTTACCCTCAGTATCCAATGGTAAAATTCTAAAGACACGTTGTCCTGAATTTTCTTTTTCACCCAATGCTAATGTAAAGTACTTGGTTAAGTCAACCTCTTTTTTTTCTGTGGTTGTTGCAGAGTTTTTTGATTTTTCGTAGTCGGCCAGTGAGTTTTGAACAGCCTTGTTCCAATCGATGTTTTTAAAGTCCATAATTAAAAAATTTAAGTTTATTATGGTACAATATTAGGCAACGATTTTCAAAAAGTCAAGTGCCAGACAAAAAAAAATTTACGTGTTGAAAAGTTGTCTCTTTACTTTTTTACCCACCAACATTACCCCATGTGGGCTTGTTGTGACTGATACAGAGTTTATTGAATACTGATTCAATACGAAAGCCCCAGGTAAAACCAATTGGGTACCGTTAACAGTTAAAGTGGTGACATCATCATAAGCACCTAAAAAAATTATACTATGTATTGAATATGTGTGACCAGTGTCGGCTGCTTGAAGTGCCGCGATCGATTGTGTTCCGCCAGATGTTATTTTTTCTGTATATAATTCAGCTTGTATCATAGTCTGTTAAATGGGTTTTCTGTTGGTATGTTAAAGCTCTTTTTAATGTCCATATCACTATAATCGTTCATTATGGTATCAAACATAGACATTTTAGATGAATTTTCCAAATCAGTCTGCGTTTTAGCCCCAGTACCTTTATTATAATCATCAATTGATACATTAAATGGGTAAGAATCTTGGGCCAAAGCCTTTCTTCTCTCTTCTTCAGTTGGTGGCCTCATAAGCTCAACTTGTTTCGCTAAAGATTCCATTTTACCGATTAAATCATCCATTTTGGTTAAATTTGTCTCTATTTCGGAAACTTTACCCATAATGTCGTTGATTTTTTCTATACCACCAGCTAAACCTTCAATTTTGCTCTTGATATCGTTTGTGCTATTCACCAATTCTGTCACATCAACCTCAGTAACATCTTCAGCTGGAGCTGGCTCTTCCACTGGTGCATCAACTGGTGCATCCGTAGCAACGTCTGTTGGTTCTGTTGCCATTGGTTCCTCAGCTGGTACCTCAGCTGTCGCATCGACAGCAGCGTCAACTGGAGCTGCGTCAATTGGCTCTTCAGCTGGTGCAACTTCTTCAGCTTCATTATAGAATCTATAAGAAACCTCGTCAATTGCCATTTTATCTTGATATGCTATAATAGCATTAAAGCGATTAATTTCGCTTTCCAATACGGTATTTAATTTCTTATTCATCTTAGAAACATTCTATTTGAGTGGCTAATCGGTGTTTCTTCTCTTAAAAGTTCTCTACCATCTTCAACCACTAATTTTTTTTCGATTATTTTTCTTTCAATTAAACCATCAGCGGTTTTTATATAACAAACACCAGATTTTAAATCACACACTTCTTCACCAACCTTTGGTTCGCTCCCTAAAAAATCATTGATTTTATTGTTTATGTTATCCATAAATTGTTTTCTTATAAATATCAGCTAAATGATAAAAGTTATGTGAATGTTTTTAATTTAGTGGGGTGTCTTTGTTTTAATTTTTATCATACCAAACTATTAAACTCACTAGAAGCGGTATTATATATTGATAATTTAGAGTTGTAAGTTTGACTACCCTTAGTATACTGAGCTTTAGCCACTGGACTCCACCATGAATTTATATATGTGGATGTCCATTTATCAGGATCGCTACCACTAAACCCTTTGGCTTTTACTCTGTTAGCCATAAAATCTAAAAATGATTCATCATTGGCAAATATAGCGAAGGATCTCCTATTACCACCGCTATCAATACGACTATACTGACCTATAATACCAGGTGCCCCCCATCTACCACTATCTGTTTGTACACCAGCATAATTATAACCACCAGCAGAATTAAATGATTTACCAGATTTTGAAGCCTCCGCAACCATAATTGCAAACACAGCTTTACCTAAATCACTACCGTATTTAGTGTTTAAATAATTAACCGCTGTTTTATACGGTAATTTATTTGAAGGTGGTGGTGGGTCGGTAAACGGTAGTTCTGGGTATGATGTTTTATAATTTGTTGCTACGGTTGTATTTGAAGCAACTGGTTCAAATCTTAAAATAACAGTTCTTGTTGGATTAGCTATTTTACCATCATTATCTATTGTTAATGTAACCCCATTTGAAAAATTACCATTCTTAACTTTATCTGAAAGATTACCACCAATAACATTTACAGTTTTACTACTTTGATCGATATTTGTAACACAATCACAGTGTGAATTTCCAACAGAATCCCAATCATTTAATTGAACAACTATTTCTTTGTAATTTGAATCCTGGGCGTAGCAAAGAATATCGCCAATCTGAATAGGTGTATCTTTGCTTGAATAAGCTTTCCAAGAAGTTTTTGTTTTCCTAATTGTGTTCACATAAACATTATGACTAGCGCTATAAGGAAAGTCACTTGGTTTTGGCGCCGCTGTTTTAATAATGTAACTTATAAAAGCGGCTGACCAAGGATCGCTTGAACAATTAAATGACGTCCAATTAACAGCCGCCCAATATTCTTTTAATAACGGTTGTGCATCTTTATCACATTCTGTTAAATTAACCCATTTTTCTCTTTCTTGATCAGCGACTCTAACCAATTCATTTACGAATCTAACAGCTTCAGTTGATTGGCCTGAACTAGTTTGTGGCGTATAAATATTTGTTAATTGTTCTTCTCCAGCCGAATCTAATTTATACTCACTATTAGCCTTTGTACTTAATTTTATATTACCAAAAGATCCATTAGAATCGCTTGAGAAAAACGCAATTTTATAATCGTCAGATGAGCCTTGAACGGCGCCAAGATATTTTACTTTAATTCCAGATTCGGTTGATTTTTCTATTGATTTATTTTTTTCTTCCCACTCTTTATGTTTTTTATCAAAAATAGCGGTGTATTGCTCGTAAAATCTTTGATTTACAGCGCTATCACTACCTAGATCTTCATATTGTACATTGCCTTTTTGATCGTTTAAATTAAATTCGTGTATTACGTCTGTTGACCCAACATCATTAACAGATATACTTTGTGGATTACTCAATAATCCATAATAGATTGCTTCTTTTGCATAAATCCCGCTCGATGTGGTTGGATTTCTCGGTACTTTACTCCATATATCGTCTTTATCAGCGGTGTAGCTGCCAGATGTGTTGTCTTTTAAATATTGTATATATTCAGATTCGGTTCGTTTACCATCTGAAATAAATAACATAAACTTTGCTGCGGCTGGGCTACATTCATCTAAAAAGTCTAATATGTCTTTAATTTGATCGAGACTCTTTTTTATTGGTTCTGGTGAACCGCTTGTTTGTGTTTGTGTGGTCGTATTTTTAATATTTGCGGCTTCAAAATTATTTATTACCCCGTTAGTGCTTAACGATTTAAATAAATCATAAACATCCGAATGTACTGTATCAGTTTCATTTTTCACACCAATTCCATATAATTCTGTGTTTGCAAAAATAGCGCTGTCTTTACTATCAAAGAAAAATGTCGCCGTTTTTATTGGAATCTCACTACCCCTTTTATCCAGTTCGGTTTCCATACTAAACGCAAGTCTATCGCTATTATCTGATATCGTGGCGCCACTTTCATTTACAGCTTTTAAATCAAATACGGTACCGTCAAATAATTTTGACTCATTTAATGTCGTATTACTATTTGTCTTAGCCTCATTACCAATTTTATTTAATAAATCACCCAACTCACCAACTAAAGAAAAAGATGCGTTTTCTTTAAACACTTTTGAAAGTGATAAAGCACTTCCACTATACCTACTGTCGCCGCTAGATGCTTTTTGATTCATTATACCGATTGCTACGGTTTTCATATTTTTTACAATTTCTTTTGGTGAATCTGTATTGCCTAATAAGGCTTTTGAATAATTGTACAATACGTTTACCAAACCAAGATTTGCATCATTTTTAGCGTTACTTTTGGTCACACTAAATATAAAAGCACCAATAACTTGTATTCCAGAAAAACTATAATATTTAGTTGAATCGCTACTTAAACCTTGTAATACGCTACCAAATGGGTCGTTACTATCACTATCATCACT